GCACCACAACCAAAGGCAGAGGACGATGACCCAGACATCCCCTTCTAAGGCGCTTCTAAGGCCCAGAGAGGCCGCTCTAGTGTTGTTTGGCAAGGATACCAAGGCTCAACTCAACATAGTCAACAGGATGCTCCAAAAGGGCATTATCAAGGGCAAGCGTTTGGGTGGGCGTTGGTACATTACACGAGCCGAAATCGAAAGGATTACGGATGAACCAGCAAACATTGCTAGTGATACCTAGAAACGATGGGGTTGCTGTCAGCGTTGATGGCAACCTCCACATCAAAAAAATGGACAGCAGAGAAATGCTGTTATTCACGAAGCGTTGTTTCGAGGCAGCGATGGAAATGATAACGGAGGAAGAACGTGCAAAAGATAATTCCAATGGCGGAGAGGGTGATATCAGGCAGACAAAAAGCCAACAGGATGTCCGGCAGTGAATGGAAGAAATACTGCCGCGAGTTAGAGGCTCTGGACATTGTTGAAATTGTGCAACAAGTGACCAAGTTTAGCTTGGCAGAGTTACGCGGCAAGCGCCGTAAGGCATACTTTGTGGATGCACGGCAACTGTTTGTGCGCCTTTGTGAAGATCATACAACCATATCGTATTGCAGGATGGGGCATGTTCTGAACAGAGATCATTCCACAATGATTCATGTGTCGCAGCGCGTACCTTCACCAAAATTCACAAGCTGGCTAGAAAAAGCAGAGCATCTTGTTGACGAGTTGAAGGAGCGTGAATTTGGCCCAGAAGAACCGCAAAGCCACAAAAGCAAAAACTCACAAATCTACAAGAAGATCCATGTTGTTTAACTGCGCATACTGCGGCAAGCAATGTGATTACTTCGAAAACAACTGGGTTACGCTAGGCACTGGTGAGGATATATGCCTTGGCTGTCTTCACCCAGAGAAATATGGGGGGGATAAATAGGGGGGTTTTGCCCCCTTATTTTTTTGACTTACCTTTTTTGGCTTTGTTTCTTTTGGAGATAGCAGCAGCCTTCTTCTTTGCGTCAGCTTTGCTGCTTGCACCCCATGCCCTGAGACTAAGCAGGAGCCTGGTAGGTTTGCCCTTCGCATCTCGTTCCGGCCCCCTCATGCCACCCATACGCGCTAGAAAACTGGCCCTGCGTGGGTTGTCACCCTTCCTCACAGGTGCCTTTAGGTTCATGCCCTGCCGCTTGGCAGATGCTCTGCCCTTCCGGTTCAAGCCACCCTTGGGATTCTTGCCAGCCTTACGTTGCCATGCTGGCGTCTTAGCCATCAGACAAAGCCCTCATACGTTTGACAAGTCGCTTGGCCCTGTTGGGGACTTGATCGTGCCAGCGGCTGTCCACCATCTCGTCTGCCGCCCTGTTCCAATCTCTAGCATCTACACCAGCCTTCATACCCTTAAATTTGGAGAGACGCGGCCTTCCCATATTAAACATCATGTTTGCAATAATAAGTTGGCACTCTTCTGGCAGATCATCAAAGTCAGGATACAGCACTTTGCACTCATCAATCGTGACAGCAACATCAAGAGAAAATGCCTGACGCACACGCTCCTCAGAGACAGGTGTGCCAACAGGCTGACCGTGTTCTGGATCATCTTCCACTATTAGATGGCCCAGACCGAACGTGGGTAGTGCTAAGTGATCGAGGTACACTTCGTACTTGCAGCCCTCGTCCTCTGCAAGCTCTTGACGTAGCTTATCTTTGTTCATTTCTTCTTTTTCTTGGCAGTTTTTGCAGATCGTTTAAATGCTTTAGCAGTAGGCGCACCCTTGCTACCAACCTTGCGCATTTTTTCTCCAGAGCCAGCAGCAATGCGCTTACGTTTTGCGTGGATATTTGCATATAAGCCAGGTTTCTTTGCCATCACTTTTTCAATCCCTTTATGCCTCTAAGACCGAATGATGCAGCTATACTAGCATACATAGCCCACTGAAACCAATCTGGCGTGGTTTCTAGTGCCGCAAACCCACGTTCTACATAGGGCTGTAGCGGCGGGATGAAGCACATGGCTATGATAACTATAAATAAAATAGTCCATGCCTCATCTTTCCAGCTATCTTTGCTGGCTTCAGCCATAATTTTTTCCCAGCCAGCTTCATGCGTGGCGGCAACTTTCATGACCTCTGCTTCAGCCTCTGCCTTGGCTACCTTGACCCTAGACTGCGCAGCCTTTTCATCTGCCTTGCCCTTGAGCCAGCCACTCGCTAGGTCGCCTACAATTGGTATCAATGCCTGTATCATTTGGAAGAATCCACCTTAATGCAAATCATCTCTTGGTTGTCGCTACGTTGGATATCATGCTCTATGTAAACCGCCTTCCGGTGGCACTCTTCTAAAGTATCAGCATCAATCAATGGCGCGACGTTGTAGTTAAACGGCGAAACAGCAGTAACCAATATTACCACCCAGACCGTGTTCACTTCTCAGACCCTAGCCAGACAGCGAAAGCGCCGGTCATTGCGCCGGTCACAGTAGCTGTTAGTGCTGTAGCCTGTGAAGTCATTGCATTAGGCGGCAGCGAAATGAACCATTCGATAACCCTGATATACATAAACGTCATCGTAAACATCATAAAGCGCGGCAAAATCTTCCACGCCAAGAACCGCTCCATCGTTACTTCCATCACAGTCTCCCCTGTACATGCAAAATTATGAGAACAACAGAAGCCAATATGCAAGCAAATACAATCAAAAGAAACGTAATGATAGCAACCTCAAAATGGTGCTTACGTTTTCTTGTACGCTCCTGTTCTGCTTCCCGTCTTGCTACCCTAGCCTTTGCTTGAAAGCGTTGCCAGTCATTCCACAAACCTGGGCGACCAGCATAAATCATAAATTGTTTGAGTTCTGCTTCCTGCTGCCGGATTTGCTCAAGAGCCATAAACTCTTCAAGATCAGAACCGCCGCCCTTTTTCTGTGCTTTTTGTTGTAGCTTTTCTTTTGCGCCAACAAATTGTGCGATTGCACTGCCAGCAGCAGCTATTTCTTTACCGTTGCTAACGCATTGTTTAATAACGGCAAATGCCGCATTGGCTGCTGCAAGTTCCGCAAGCATCAGTAGACCCTTACCTTGTCATCTACCAGCTTCGGCAAACAATAAGCAGTGATGTTGTTTCCCTGTCTGTGCAACCGTTGTGCAAAGTACACGCAGTCATCAACACTGCGAAAATACATATCGTTACTAACTAGGCTCTTATCCTTACCAACGCCTAAATATACAAAAAGCAAGAACACATGAATCATCCACTCACTATGATGCCCAGCAACAACACTATAATCGTGCCAGCAGCACCTATCATGATATGTTCAATACGTTTAATGCGCAAAATGGTTTCCTTCCACCTCTCCGCGCAGACTGCCTCGTGAGTGTCTAGCTGTGATTGCACAGATAATACCGTTGACTTGCTCATGGTTTACTAGGCCAGCTAATGTTGTTCAAATCAGATTGCTTGGTTACATCGCGTAGTTGCTGCCTGTAAGTGCGCCAAGCTGCCGTGTTGCCGCCAGCATCTTCCAGTTTGTAGATTTCAATGTCGGCCTCTTCTAACAAAGGCCAACGGCTCTGACGTATATCATCTAGCTTTTCTGCGTCTGTAGGCACATCAGCAGTGTCACCCTTTGCCGCGTCAACCAGAACGCCATCTAAGTATCGTTTGCTCATGCCGGTAATCCGTATAAACTGAAAGTGCCGCCATCTATCTGAGTGCTAAAATCATGCTCATAAAAACGGATAAAGTTGACGGCTGTTGTGCTTTTATAGACGCCGCCTCCTAGTCTTACTGTTTGATAATAGTCTTGCCCATCATCTGTGCCGCCGCTGTGATCTTGAACAATGTGTGTCATGGATTCTATTTGAAATGTTTTGTGAAAAGCAGTTGAACGCAAATTTGATAGACGAATTACAGCGTTGAATTGTGCGGTAGAAGAAGGGCTTGTTTCGTATGTGCTGTCTCCGGTTAGGTTCCATTGTCCGGCATTATTTGTGTTTATAAACCTAGAAGGAGCATCTGTAGAGGTCGCTGTGTGATCTAAAGCACGACCCTCCGTCACTACACGACTTACATAAATAGTGCTTGTGTCTTGAGCGTTGCTTGTGCCTAATCGCATCCTCAGTCTAGTCAATGCCGAAACTGTTGCCCCCGATACGACTAGCAGATAATCGTTGTAAGTATCAGTAATTAGGCTCGACCCAAAATCAACGCTGGACACTCCACTGCTGACCGTCGTCGTGTTCAGAAGAACTGCGTTGCCGTTGGTCAGGGCTACTGTACCGGTGGCGTCGGGAAACGTGATGGTACGATCACCTGTTGGGTCAGCAACGGTCAACGTGGTTTCGTGGTCGTTATAATTATCACCCTCAAACGTAATATCTACGTTAGTGCCAAGATAAATTGTCTTGTAAAACTGACTTAGACCGAACGCCATCCTTTGATAAATAGTGGCTGCACCGCTACGCATTGCAACTAAGTCAAGAGCGGCATCCTCTGTTCCGTCAGAAGCGTCCTCAATTTTCACATCTATACGGCCATACTCAATTTTTTCAGGAGTTCCCGCATCATTTTGTCCGAAAAATTGTATTTGACCAATGTCATCGTCATCGGCAGGGGATGAACTATTGCGGTAAAGCTGTAACGAAGGTGCAGCACTTGTACCGGCATCCGTTGAAGTAATCGCAACAACATCGCCAGTGAAGGTGACATCGCCTGTAAACGTGCCGCCAGCCAGTGGCATGGCCGCTATGTCAGACAAAACTTCAGAGGCAGAGCGACCTTCGATATCTGTTCCGTTTACTCGTAGAAAATCATCGTCTGCAACACCGGACGTAAACTTTGGGACATTCGTATTCGATATACCTGTGTCCAGCACCGCTGCAGTGCCAAGCCCCAGACTTGTTCTGGCAGTAGCACCGGACTCTGCAACAAAGTTGCTGCCATCACCCACAATAAAGTTGCCGTCTGTTACAGCGAGGCCAGCCACATCTTGAAGTTGCGCGTCCAATCTAGCGTTGGCGACTGTGCCAGATAATTGGGAAGCATCTATCGTTTTGTTTGTAAGTGTATCAGAGGAACTAGCTGTTATTGCGCCTATGTCCGAAAGAACCTCAGATGTTGCTCTGCTCTCTAAGCCGTTTGCAGTAAACCGCGCATATTCATCGTCAGCAACAGATGCGCTGTCGATCTTGACCGCGTTGGTATTTGATATGCCAAAGGTAAGTGATGCCTGTGCGCCTATGTCAGACAACACCTCGCTGGTTGACCGACTCTCCAGACCGTTTGCTGTAAATCGTGCATACTCGTCATCTGCGACATCACCGCTGTCAATCTTTACGGCATTGGTATTGGATATGCCAAATGTCAGACTAGCCTGACCACCGATGTCTGACAGCACTTCAGAAGCAGAACGCCCTTCGATGGCTGTGCCATCTATTCTGAGGAAATCGTTGTCTACAGCACCGCTGGTAAAGGCCGCTATCTGGCCGTTTGATATACCAGTATCAACATTAAGGGTAACATCACCAGAAGAACCGCCGCCAGACAGCCCTGTGCCAGCCGTAACGCCAGTAATATCACCTGCTGAAACTCCAGAAATTTCTGCATCAACGTAGGCTTTGATGGACTGTTGTGTGGCCAAATGACTGGCGCTGTCAGACGCCATGTTGTCTTCATCTTTAATGCTGGTGCCGGAAATAGTGTCGTTCAACACTGCACTGGTTAGCGTTTTATTTGTAAGGGTGTCAGTGCTTGACGTGCTTATAGCGCCAATGTCAGACAGAACCTCTGATGTTGACCGGCTTTCCAAACCGCTGGATGTAAAGCGTGCATACTCATCATCTGCTACTGAAGCACTGTCAATTTTGACAGCATTCGCATCACCAATGCCAAAGGTCAAACTAGCTTGTGCGCCAATATCAGACAAAACCTCAGACGCTGATCGGCCTTCTACAGCAGTGCCAGTTATGCGCAGGAAATCATCGTCAACTACACCACTTGTAAATGTTGCAATATTGCCACTAGATATGCCGCTTGTAGGTATGTCAGACGTTAAGGCAATAGTGCCTGCGTTAGCTGGCAGCGTTATTGTAATGTCTGCTGTAGACGCTGGCCCAATTAATGTAACTGCATTGGTGCCGTTGTCTGTGTCTTCTTTAAACAGGATAGATCCAGCCGAACTGGAAGAGCCGCTAAGAATGGGTGCTGATAAACTTTTGTTTGTTAATGTTTGAGAACTTGTTAGCAACGTAACATCCGCTGCACTTATCGTTGCCTCTGTTGCCCCAGTGCTTGAATTAAACGATAGAACTTTGCCCTTTAGGGTAGCGTGGTCAGGCAATACTGATAAAGATTTATCTATGCTGCTGCCAACAACGCCAGTGTCAGCCTCTGACCTTTGAATGCTTTTGTTTACCTTGTCTTCTAAACGCTGCACATGGAATGTCAGCTTATCAAGTGCATCTTCATGTGACTCGGCAGGAAACGCGCCGCCCACTACATAATCTGTTTCCTGGCTTACCGTTGGCAACCTGATAATAATGACGCTTTCACCAGACTGCGGCCTGTAATCTGTGCCACTATAATGCGCGTCTGATGGGCTGCCCGTATCGTACTTGAATGTTACATTGCCGCCACTAGCCGAATCTACGCCAGACAGAATATAAGCTGTATTCAAACCTTGGCCGCCGACATGCGTGTCAGGATCATAACTGCCGCTACGCGCATTGTCTGTTGCTATATGTATAGCGCCGGTTGTATTATTTCTAATTAATACAAGTAGTTCTGTCTCTTTAAAAATGCGAAACGTGTAAGCGAAAACATGCGTGCTGCCATCGCCCGTGTATAGTTTATAAGCGACAGAACCTGCACTTACAGTCATTAATTATTACCCCTTGTTCAAGGAATCTTTGAACGTTTGATAAGAGGTTTTTACCTGAGAAGTCCACACCGCATTACATACTGCCTGCACAGACGAATCTTCAGAAGAAATATCTGTGTCTGCCCATGATCCGCTAGACTTATCACGGCATTGCAAAACATGCCGGTGGTGAGTCCTGCTTATCTCTGCGCCGCTATCTTTTATAATAGTGGTTTTGCGAACTTGCACAGCTTTGTAAGGCCCGCGTACTTCACAATCGTATTCAAACTCTTTTGTTAATGACATTGTTACCTCGTATTAAGCTGAGATGTAGGTGGCAGTAAATTTCATAGGTGCATTTTGATCGCTCAAAGAGGTTCCCGCATAATCCGCACCACTTTGGCTATGCCAAATCAACTCTGTGTCGTTGCTTTGAATCTCAAACACAACACCGTCGCCGATGTCAAAGCCACCTGCCGTGGCTGCACATACACCACTGCCATGTGAGTTTGTTACATTTGCTGATGTAAACGGCAGACCACCAATCTTGACCTGACTGCTGGCCTTGGTCGCACTGCTAGCATCAAGAAGTATTTGGCAATAAACAAAAGTGCCAATTTTTACATATCTGCCAACCTGGCTGGTGTATGAAATTGATGTAAGACCACTCGCCCATGTAGGCGTAAAAGAACCTTCTTCGTAGTCATCAAAAACTTCAGACGCTGCCGTGCCGGAACTGTCGGCTGTTGCACTAAAATCAATTCCGTTACCGCTAGTTAAGACAAGATTAGCCGAGGTTATTGCAACACTGCCCGTGCCATTGGGGTCTAACGTTATGTTACCGTTCGTATCAGTGCTGCTGATAGTATTGCCATTGATGTTAATGTTATCAACATCTAGGTCAGTGCTAACAATTACAGTACCGGTGCCGTTAGGCGTCAAAGTCAGATCGCCGTTAGAATTAAGAGTCGTAATAGTATTGGCAGTGTTTACTGAAATATTTGTTCCGCTAAGTAATTCAGTACGAGCAGTGTTTAAAGTAGAAGCACCAACCACAGATTCCATAACAGACCCTATGGGAGTCACGTCAGCCGTTCCTGCTGCCGCAGTAAGATTGCCACTGGAATCAAACGCCAAGTATTTGCTGGCACGGGTTACAGAATTGGGAATGGTCGTTGACGCCGTGTCTGTCGCTGGCAAAACAACAGCACGGTCAAACACCTCTTGTTGCTGTTGCGCAATCATGGTCAAACGATCAAGCGCATCCTCGTGACTATCGGCAGGGAACGGGTCATTGGCTACATAATCGGTAGCTTGCGTAAGGGTTAAACTTCTTTTGATAACAACAGTTTCACCTGACGCTGGAATGTTGCCGCTGGTAAATACGACGTTGCCACCAGACGCGCTGCCAACACCTGTAACCGTATAATGCGTTGTCTTTGTCTTAGTGGCTTCAGCACCAGTAGAGTTGGTGCGGATGATAACAACCAAGTCATCGTCTGCAAAGATTTTAAAGGCATAGGCAAAGGTATCAAGAACACCATTCCCCGAATGCGAACTTTTTGTAGTGGTGCTGCTAACCGTCATGCCCTTGCTCCTTGAGGTATTTATACCCTATTTTCACACTATCGTACATACTGCGATGGTGGGAAGTAAAACTCTTGCCCAGTGTCTTTCTCCATGCGACGTTCCATGCGCTTGAAATAGCCTGGATTTGCAAACTCTGTAAGCTCGTACATAAACAGATAGTCTAATGCCAATTTGGCATAGAATATGTTAGCACCAGGAATGTTGCGGAAAGCCAAGCGCACAGTTTCAGCCGCTGCGTCGTCGCCAGACCTAAACTTACCCCAAATTTTTAGTACATCTGCTGCTGTACCTAGCGATGGCCCCATCAGTGTTTCTAGTGGGCCTTGTCCATATCTATTAAATTCTCCAAAAATAAAATCGCCGTAAATGCCAGCACCGCCACCTTGTGTAAATGCACGAAAAAGCAAATCTGTGTTAAGGGTGTAATCATCACCAAACACTTCCATAGGCTCTTTGCCTTTGAGAATGTCTTTCATAGTAACCGAAACATACCCCATCATCGTCGTTCCAACCATCATTTTAGCAACACCATAATAACCTGACATTGCTTTTTGCCGCCCCAAACCTTTTGTAACGTAAGTAATAGGAAAGCCTTTCAGTTGCATAACAATACGCCATGCTTCACCTGTAACAGTGCCGCGTGGTGAGCCTTGATTCATCAGCGCACGCTCTCTAGCGCCTGGTGTTGGGATTGCCGCGTCTGCACTGTCTGCATAATATGCAGCTATCCTAGTGCGCAAGTCATCACGAAAATCTCGACGCATTTTGTCAGTAATGTCTAGCCGCCCTACGCGTTCTGCAATTAGCGGGTCAAGTTTAGCATCAGGTATGTTTTCAACCAAGTCAGGCACAAGATAGTTGCGGCCATCAGCGGCTTTCATTTCCAAGCCACGGAACAGACCCCACTCACCTTCGTTAATATTGTAAAGGGCAAGCAATCTGCGGGTTTCTGCTGGGACTTGATCAAATGCACGATTAGAATAGTTGGCAAGATCTGCAGCCAACATGCGTGCCACCCCAACCTTTTGAGTGTTGTTCCACCACTGCATACCGTTTAATTTAAAATATAATTGATGCGCCTTGGACATCATTCCAGGGCCACTGTCATTAGCGCCAAACCTAGCGTGAACATCAGCAAGCTCGTTGTCGATGCCAACACCAACCAAATAAGCTAGTTCTTTTTGTTGCTCACTATTAAACAACCGGAAGGTATCACGCAAAGCAACAGCATAAGAGCCAAAAATGTTACGCTCTGTATTAGAATTAATAAACGCAGCTTTTGTTGCGATATCCGAAAAGGATGAAATGGTAGCAAAGCCTAGCTTTGCCATAGATTGCACCATGCGAAATCCAGCAGCAATTCCGGCATATGTTACGCTGGTGTTGCCAATAGTTTGCGTAGCCCCTAAAGCGCGAGTAGTGCCATCTAATTCTGCAAACTCATTTTTAAGACGATTTTCTTTAATTGCCCTACTTATGCCTTTGGGACGAATCTCTGTAAGGATACGTTCAAACATGGCTCTAGGGTTAGTGCCAAAAGTTTCAAGCAATCCTATAGCCTGTGCATCATGAGAAATGCCTTGATATATCGCTTGTGATAATTTCATTCGACTATACTTATTTGCATAAGCTAGTGCAGACTGGCCGCTTTTGAAATGGATAATACGCTGCGCACTCATTCTTTTGGCAAGATTGACAGGGCCAGTAAATTGCAATGGACGCATAGCTCTGGATTGATCACTGCCACCCATAGCATCAACGCCATCAGCCTTCATGTGATTACCGCTAACAAGGTTGTCCCACATACCGCCAAGGTAGTCTTCGACAGACATGCCACGCGGCTTGTTCTCAAGCGTCTTCTCAACGTCCATGTTTTCTTGCACAAACGTAATCCATGTTTGCTTGTCTTCTTGTGTGCCTTTGCCACGGATCAACAGCGGATCGTGATGTTGCCGCACCACATAGTTTTCAAGCTCACCAATGTTAGCGCCAGCGCGGTTTTTACGATCAAGCAACCGTTTCTGCACTTGCTTTACAATTTCTGCTATCTGTCTCGCCTCTTTACTACCGCTTGTGCCAAAGCCATCAAACATCTCTTGATATATCTTTTCATCAAGCTCATTAGAACGAAAAATATCTAATAGTCCTTTGTTTCTTAAAGCAACAACAAGTGCTTGCGTATTATCCACCATAATACCACGCTGCTTGGCATCAACGCTGTGTAGCGTGCGCCTAGCATCACCCACCATCAAAGCAGACAGCGCTTTGCCAGGATTGTTTGGCTCTTGGCGTATTACATTCATTACTGCTAAGTAACGACGCGCATTAATCAGGCGGTTGCGTTTCTCAATAGCTGCATTGATCTTAGACTGCCGCGCAAACTCAATCGCTTTGCCTGTAATATCGTTGAGGGTAGTGTCACCCTTGTAGGCACCACCACGCTCTTCGATAAGCTCTTCCATCACCTTAACGATGCCATTGATTTCTTCTTGCGCTATGGCAATGTTCTTCTCTTGTGCAAACTTTAGAAGCTGCTGGCCGCATTCTTTTGTGTTCACGATGCTGCTCCACTTTTGCCAAAGACGCAGACCGCTGCACGCTTTACAGCCTCCGGCATGTACTCGTCAGCACGCCGTATCGCTGCATCTGCGCTTTCAATGTCGTCTATAAAATCTTGCGGTAACTCATCTTCGCTATCCGCACGCGCTATAGTCAACTCTTCCTCTAGCTGTGCAATCTCATCAATCGTTTCTTGGTACTCCTGCACACGCAGGTTCATGCCAGATTCTTCCAACTCAGCTAATTTAGGCTTGCCATCAATATCAACACCTAAATCATAGTCTTGTATCAATGCCTCATTCTGAGCATTTAATGACTCTTGCTGTGTTAAAGGTGAGCCTTCAAGCGCAGATGGCTCTACATCTCTATCAACGGCATCAATCGACAATTGTTGATCGACAAACTCAGCTTCTGATATTGCGCGATCAAGCTCTCCGTCTGTCATGCCGGTTGGGTCTATGCCCTTTCTTGCCAAGAAATCTTGTATGTCTTGTGCGCTTTCAAATTCACGCACAGCATCTGCATCTGCAATGGAGTATTGTTTGTTGCCAGCCTTGTCTTCACGTACAGCATCAATGAGATCGTTGATGCCAATATCATCTGCTACGCCCTCAATCTCCGCTGGCAGATATCCATCTTCTCTGGCGGCAGTTAACATTTCATCTACAGACCTGCCACCCTTCGCGGCACTAACATAAAACTTTCCGGATTTTGCAGCAGGTATTACTTCCTTTAA